TCCGACATTTGGAAAGATATTTAAAATTATAGATTTTGGTAGAAGTATTTATAAATTTAATAATAAAATATTTTGTAGTGATAGTTTTAATACTAATGGTGACGCGTCAACACAATATAATACCGAACCATATTTTAATGAAAATAAACCAAGATTAGAACCAAATTTTAGTTTTGATTTGTGTCGACTCGCATGCTCTATATTTGATTATGTAGTAGATGATATTTATGAAATTAAAGATTTAACAAAATGTGACCCTATAGTTAAATTAATTGTTGAGTGGTGTTTAGATGATAGGGGTGTAAATCTACTTTATAAAAATAATGGAATGGAACGGTATCCTGATTTTAAATTATATAAAATGATAGCAAGACACGTTCATAATCATACTCCACAAGCACAACTCGAAAGAAAAGAATTTAGTTCGTTTAGTATCAGTAATAAAAAAATACCTAAAAATGAAACTATTTTTAATATTGATGCGTTGCCTATTTTAATTTAAGTTACGTTTATATTTACAGCATAACTGATATAAAAAGTATACTATATATAATACTATAATAATGCGCGATTTACCGTTTGAATTAATAAATATAATATTAAGTTTTAGAGAAAACCATTTTTTATCAAATATGATTAATAATTTGATAAAAAATTTTTATGAGAAAGATTTCGACCCTAATTATGCCGAATATTGGTTTGATAATTATTGTTACCATTATTCTTTTAGTCAATGGTATTTTTATGTGATACGAAAAAGGTGTGTTCATCAGTCCATTTTTTATGAATTGACACCAAAAATATTAAATATCGGTAATGAAGAAATCATCGGATAGAATAATTAAAATTCTGGATTATCCGTAAACACAACTGGAGCACGCATACTATCAGTTAAATTCATTACAGGCATTAATTGGTCAATTAAAAAATTTCCAACAATAACCGCAAAATATACTAATAAGGTGTCACGTATTAATAACTTTAAAGGTTTGCTTTCTTTTTCAACAAATCTCATTTCAATAAACTTTGAAATAAAAAAAACGATGGAAATTATTGTAGCAAATACAAAAATATTATTCATTTTAAAATGAAATCTCATAATCTTATTTTGTATTTTACGAATTGACTAAATTATTCTAACAATTCGATGTCATCAATTAATAAATCTGGTAAATTGGTTTCTGGTTCATCTATATTATTAATATCAAAATAGTCTAAATTTATATCTTGGTCTGAAATCTTAAGTTTAATAACATCGTCGTCGTCATCATCACATTCTAATTGTCGTTGTTTATTTCTATACTCGCTTAATTCTTCTAGTCGTTCAATTGTTTTTGGTGCGTTTACATTACTATCATTATTATTTAAGTCTCGTGTATAATCTGTGTCATTAAATGTTAATTTACTATGTTGGTTTGTCTCAACGACTGGTTCACATACTGGTTCATTATTTGGTTTGCTAGTTGATTGTAAATTGCTAGACACGTTATTTTCGGGTATTTCTTCTTCAATTACTTGTTCTTTGATTTCTTCAATTACTTCTTCTTCGATTGTTTCATCCATATATGCTTTTAAAATAGATTCAACCGGAATACTGTCTCTTATAGTATTTAAAATACATTCTTGAACTATTATTTCCATTTCTCTATTATATTTTTGAATTTGTAAAGGTGAGATATTTATTTCGAATAAATATACGTTTTTATAAAGTTTCCTTGCCACATTAATATATATTTTATGAATAAATTCTTCGAGTTTGGGAATATTAATATCAATCTTTTTTTGTTTATTTCCAGCGCGCATACTAGTTAAAATTTTAAGTTGAATAATATGTACGCAAGTGACTAAATCTTCTAAATAATTACAACCGCTTTTTTCACAAATTCGTTTTTTTTCTTGTTCAATAATTGAAGGGTTCCATTTTGGAACTCTAGATATGAAATTTTGAAATGTCATCAAATACTTATTTTGTTCGTTATTCTCTTTACATAATTTGTATGATTCGTCAAAAATCGATTTATAACCCTCAATAATAAAAGGGGTTAGAATAGTAATTAACCTGGCACACCATTCGTTTTTAGATTCGTGAAGTGAACTTATATTAAAATCATCCATAATATTATTGTATTTTAATTTTATTTGGTTTTAACTAACAATAAATTACATAAATGAAATATTTTCCAAATTGTAGTTTTTTTCTAAAAATAAGAAGTTTAAAATAAATATCATTAAGACCTTTTCATTTCTAAATTCCTTTCTTACTTTATTATACGCTATTAATAATTCATAACGTTTACAAGGAGGTATGCTTAAGAATTTGGGATTTTCAACTAAATTAATAATATCCAAACCATTATAACCCTTTTCGTATAATTTTGTAGACAACTCAATTATATTTATTCCGGTTATTATTCCTTCTTCTGTTTTTAATAATTCTTTTTTTAAACATTCAATTCTTAAATTGTGTATGCTCTTTGTATGATACGTTTCATTTAAATTATACTTATATAGATTAAGGGTTGTCCCATTATAAACAGGTTCGTGTACGTATATTTCACAAAATCTCGAAAGTATCGGTTTTAATAATTTATATTTATCTTCAACAATTATAAAAAACCTTGTGTTATGACTAAATAACTCAATACATCTGCGTAATGCGGATTGTGCGTCCATAGTTAATTTATCTGCGTTTAACAAAATAATACTTTTAAATGTAAAACCTCCGTTTGAATTAATATGTGTTTTCGCAAAAAATTTAAGTTCTTCTCTTATAAATTTAATTCCTTTACCGTGTGCGCAATTTACATACATCACAAAAGATTTGATTTTATCTTTATTATTATCATATATGCTTTTAACAAAATTATGGACGATTGTTCTTTTTCCACATCCGGATGGTCCGTGAAATATAATGTTTGGTATTTTATGTATGGTTCGAAAGTATTCCAACTTTTCTGTTATAGAATTATGAATATTAATCATTGATTTATTAATATTAAAATAATGTTTTTATATTTTAATATTTACGATTATAATAATTATACGGAGTCAGTTAGTGAATGTGTATACGGATTATTTTTAAATGCTTGTAATAGATCCCCTTGTATTCTATCACACCCAATTTTATTCTGGTCATAACTTTGAGGAGTTTTAATACTTCCATAATTTTCTTTTGTTGGTGGTTGTTTTATTACGGATGATGGTGTAAATAAACGATTATTATACCTATCTGAATCTTGTCTTGCTATGGAAACATTCATTGATTGATTAAATACCTGTGTTCCTCCTTGGTTAGGTCTGTTATCAATAGTTTGCGATTTAATATCATTATTATGTTGGTTATATGCGGCAGAATAAACCATTGGACCATTTTGGGTAGATAACCCACCGACATTACCAATAGTTTCGCAATTAGTCGTGTCTCTTTGGGTTAATTCTGTTGGTAAATAATTATTTACGTAGATACTTTCTTTTTGATTATTTATATAAAAATTTGGAGAATATAAGGTTGTTTCTTTTACAGTAGTATTTGTTATATCATTATTATTAATTACATAACTTTTCGAAACATTAGAGGACGCCTCTCCATAAACTCTACAACTATTAACGGTTTCTTCTTTTCTGGATGGTTTTAATATGTCCATTAATGGAGCAATTGCCGCACCAATTGCGCCTCCAAATCCGCTTCTTAATGTTTCTGGTTGATTCATGGTTGAACGATGATTTTTATAATTTGTATGACTTTTATGTAAGTTTTCAATGTCATTAATGGGACCTTTACCTTTTGCGGAACAATGGGGAATATCTTTGGATTTTAATACGTTTCTTTTTGACATTTCATATTCTGTGGGCGCAACCCCTGCTTGGGATTCAATACTTCCGGCAGGTCCCTTGTAATTTGATAAATTATTATTTCTTTTTACAAGACCCATCTCTTGTATTGGTCTTAATGTTTCGCCTTTTTCAGCTCCGGTTGTTGTAAGCCATCTATCTTGAGTATTAAAGAAAAATGTGTCTGGTTTTTGTTTTTCGACTCTACCAATTATTCCTAAATTTTTAATTTGGGAATTGGCGGGACCTTCTAAATTATTAAGGGTATATTCTAATTTAGGGTTGGTGTTTACACGTAACTCGTCAACTGTTTTAGGCAACCATAAGTCTCTTGCTTCCATTCCAGAATTAAATCCATTACTTCCGGCAGTAGAATAACCTTGATTTAATCCAGGACCTACATTTATAGTTTCAAAAGGTTTAACATTATTTGATATCATACCGGGGTTTACACGTGATTGATAAAAATCGCTATTATTTGGTGCTCCATAAGGGTATTGAACATTATCCTCTGGTTTAAACAACGGCGCTTGTTCTACTTTTTTTATGGTTTGAGAACCATTACCAACCATATTATCTAAAATAGTTTCAGCAAATTCATTCGTGTATGTATATCCTTGGATTTTACCTTTAACAAACGGAACCATATTATTGTGTTTAAATTGTTCGCCGTCTAAATAATTCCCCGTCAATGAAAATATTTGTTGAGGTTCATTTCCAACTTTTTTACCGTTATTAACTTGTTTTTCAAAAAAATTTTGATTAAAATATTTATCTGTTGCTGTATTTGGATTTGGGTATTCCTCAACGGTATTAATTAGTTCTTTTGAATTAGTTACAGGAAAATTTTGTGAAGGAGTATTTGTATTAGGCAAGTAATTTCGAGGAGCACCCATATTTGTAAAATTTTCTTGTGTCATTTTTTTAATTGTTTTCTTTTTATTTTCGTCATAAGATTGACTGTTTGATATTACATAAAGACCTCCTAAAGCCAATATTGGTAATGCTATTTCCATAATATATATAATGTATTATATTTTTTCAATTATATGTCGACAATTTTTAACTATAAATACACGGATTCTTTGAATCGAATTTATCTTTTTCTAAAATCCTGGTATTTAAATTATTTTGAAACGACATACACGTATTTTCTTGAGGATTTAATGGCGGGTAATACCAGTCAACCTGTTCTAAATCTCTTGCGGTCCATGCCGGCATAATTGCTCTTGGTTGTTCTGTAAACACATTATTACAATTAGGGTAATTAATCGGTTTTGATGAAACCTTATATTTTTGATAATTGTCTTTAATCAAACAATCTTTACTTAAAGGTTTATTTACTCCTAAAAGTTCACTTTCTAAATTAACACAATTCGTCCAAATATTTGCCCCCCATTTTTGCATAATAATTTGCGGGTCTTCGATGTAACAAGGAGAGTCTCCATTACCTGGAACATTCAACGCCCATCTTCCAGGACCTGTAGATTGTTGTAATTGTTTTTTTGTTCTACAATCATCATAATAAAATCGGGTAAATGACATATATATAATATATATTTGTATAATTAAATAGTTTAAAAAAAACAAAAGTATAATTTACAAATGGATAAACCAAACACTTTATGTTTGAACATGATAGTAAAAAATGAAAGTAGAATTATTACTCGTATGCTTGAATCGGTTTTACCTATTATTGATTATTATTGTATTTGTGATACGGGTTCTACGGATGATACAATTGAATTAATCGAAACATTTTTTAAAAAAAATTCAATCCCTGGAAAAATTATTAAAGAACCATTTAAGAATTTTGAGTATAACCGTAATTATTCATTACAAGCGTGTAATTATTTAACAGATTATGTTTTATTAATGGATGCTGATATGGTTCTTAAAGTTGGAACTTTTAATAAATGTATCTTATCCACCGCTAATTCGTTTCATATTTTACAAGGAACAGACGATTTTTATTATCAAAATACAAGAATTGTTAAAAATAATGGGTTATATAACTACAAGGGCGTAACTCACGAATATATTAATACACCTCCTAATAATATTACTAAAAGTATCTTAAAAAATCAATTATTTATACAAGATTATGGTGATGGAGGTTCTAAATCTGATAAATTTTTAAGAGATATTAAATTACTTACAAACGGAATTATTGGTGAACCGAATAATGAAAGATACCATTTTTATTTAGCTAACACATATCACGATTCAGGTGATTATAATAATGCTATTGAAATATATAAAAAAAGAATTAAATTTGGAGGATGGAACCAAGAAGTATGGTATAGTTATTATAGAATTGGGTTGTGTTATAAACAACTGAAAAATATACCTGAATATATAAATGCTTTATTAGATGCTTATAATTATTTGCCTGATAGATTAGAAGCATTACACGAATTAATATCTCATTATAGACACTTAGGACAAAATAAAGTTTCCAAATTATTTTATGATTCCGCAAAACAAATTTTAAATAAAAATAATAATATCGATGATTATTTATTTTTAAGTAATGATGTGTATAAATATAAATTATATTACGAATACACTATTATTGCCGGATACAATAATATAAAAAATATTAATGATGAAGTAATTACGATTTTAAATAATACATCTGATAGTCATATTTATAATAATTTATTTAGTAATATGAAATTTTATAAAGATGTGTTGATACCTTCTAAATTAATTGATTTAAATTTTTCTGTAGGGGTCCACGTATGTAATAAAATAATTAACTTTACGTCTTCTTCTTCTTCAATAATAAAGCATTCAGTGAATGATCAATACTTAATGAATATAAGAGCAGTAAATTATAGAATTGACGACCGAGGATGTTATCACGATTGCGACGTTCATATAATATCTGTAAATAAAATGGTTGTTTTATCAAACAATTTTGAAATTTTAAACGAAAAGTTATTTGACCTTGATTTTTGTGATAGACGCTATATTGGTGTTGAAGATATGAAAATATTTAATGATGTTACTACGAATGAATTAACATATATTGGAACTGGGTATCACTCAAATAACAAAATAGGAATTGTTACTGGAAAATATGATTTACTTAAAGATAACTTATCTCCTGTGGTTGAAATAACCAGTTCATTTAATAATAATAGTTGTGAAAAAAACTGGGTTTTCGTTGATTATTTAAATTCAACCCATATTATTTATAAGTGGTTTCCTTTACAAATATGTAAATTAGATAATGTTACGAATTCTATAAGTGTGGTTGAAACTAAACAAAATATGCCTAGAATATTTTCACACACTCGTGGTTCTACTTGTGGGTTTAAATATAATAACGAATTATGGTTTGTAGTTCATCTGGTATCTTATGAAGAACCGCGCCATTATTATCACTTATTGGCAGTTTTTAACGAAAATATGGATTTGATGCGATATTCAGCACCATTTAAATTTGAGGGAGAACCTATTGAATACTCTCTTGGGTTAGTTGTTGAAGATTCTAGAGTATTAATAACATATAGTGTTTGGGATAGAACAACTAAATTGGCAGTTTATGAAAAATCATATGTTGACAATTTATTAAAATATACAAATTAAATAATTTAAAAATAATAAAATAATTAAATTATTTAATGACAACAATTGTTTCCGCATTCTTAACAAATCTTAATAGTTTTAGAAGTGTCGATAAATATATAGAATATGGTAAAAAATTAATAAATTCTGAACAAAATAAAATAATTTTTATTGAAGAAGATGCTTACACAACTTATATAAAAAGTGAAATTATGAATAATTCAAATAC